CGGAAATACCAACACCAACTCGGTTGTTGGCGGCATCAACCACAGGAGTAGAAGTATCAATCGTGACGTTGCCCGTTACCGCCAAAGTTCCTGCGATAGAAGCAGCAGTCGTTGACAAAGACAAGGTTGAGTCATTACCCAAACCATCGCTTAACGCCTTTAGCGTACCGCTTAATGGCCCGTTGTCCGTAACCTTAATAAGGCTATCGTATGTGTCCTGTGGGGTTGTCCCCGTTAATGTTGTTCCCATTTCTAATTATTCCAAGTTGTTGACCAAGTATTCCAAATTTCTTCTATCAACTGCCAAGCACCTTGCTCGTTGTTGCCGTAAAGGTTAGTAGTAGGATGACCATAAGACAATGGCTGAACCATACCCCAAGAGATACTATTCGTTGCTGCTGCTTGACCCCAATAGATGTCATTGTTTGCTGCTCCTTGTCCCCAATCGCCTTGAACTCCCATTGTCTAAATAACTCTTTAACTTCACAATGTTGCTACGCTTCGGAGTGTAGGTCTGTTTCTTACCACTCATAACACCCAAGAGGCAAAGTTTGCATCAGTATCAGGGTAAACGTCAGCGTTGTTGTTTGAGTTGTATTGTGGGAATGAGGCTTGGTTGTAGCTCATATAAGTGATGAACCTGTCGGTGTAGTACTGCGCCAAGTCACGAGCCTTGTTCACCAAATAGTCAACCTCAATCTTTTCTGCGGTAGTGCTATTCTCGGAGTTGTGCTTGAACACCCCACCATTGCCGATGGTATAAGCAGCAAAAGGCAAGTACTCCACCATAGCCCAATGGATAAGCATCGGCTGAATGTAGTCGTTTACAAGAGCGAGGTAGGGATTTACCAAAGTGCTATTGGTGATGTCCGTGCTAATCTTGTCGTATAGTTGCGTTCCTGTGTAGTTTTGGATGTGTATCTCCTGTGCTATCTTGATGAACTGAATAAACTTGTCCGTGTCCACGTTACCGCCTATTGCGGTGTTGCGAACCAAGTCCTCTCTTTTAATAAATAATGCCGTTGCCATTTCTATTCTTTATTTTGGTAAAAATCCTTCATTGGGCATATCAACAGGTCGCTTTGCTACATCCTTTGGATTCGTTTCTAAATCTACTCCTGCTCGCTTGGCTTGGTTTACACTCACCTCTGCGTTGGGGTTGCCTACATCGGGAGTTACGCCTTCGCCTTTTGCCAAGTACGTCTTACGCATCCAAAAGTGATGGCATCTTGCACCGCCCTTGTATAACCATATTGAATAGGTTGCTGCTCCCTCTACACCAAAACCTGCGTTGACGGCTTGACCATCCATACGAAGCACATCCTCCTTGCGGTATACCTTGCCTGCGGCTATCATTTTCTTGCAGAACTCGCGGCTATTAGATTTCTGAAGTGCTGCGGATTCGGGAGCGTAAGCATAACGAACCTTGTACCTCTTGCCGTCAGCCGTTACTCCATCTTGGCTGCTCTTGGCGTTTGGGAATGCACTGCCTGTTGATGCAAATGCGTACTTGCTCAATGCCTGCTCCGCATCGTAGTCAACGGGTCTTTCATCTACAAGCTCCCATTCATCTTCGTTGATGACCTCACCTAATATCTCAAGCTCTGCGAACATAGCATCGAAATGCTCATCGCTCGGTTCTTGACTTGACAACTTTACGCCTGTCTCCTCCTCACGGGTCTCCATATCCATAGGCGTCACTACATTTTCTGTAAACTCCAAAGGCTGAAGGGTCTTAAAGTACAAGTTAAGGCTGATGTCGTTGTACGCAAGAATCATATCAATGCCGTCAATGATAATCTGTTGCTTGGGTCTGATTACGATATTGTCAAGCAGCGTAGATGCGGTCATCAGTTCATCGGCATTATTGCCAAAACCTGTGTTGTCCTTGATGCCTAAAAGCAAAGGGCTTACAATACGATGCGACACCAATATCTTCTGCGTTGATTCAGCACTCAAGAATTGATACTGCTCCGCAGCATCCGATAACTGCACAGGGTCAACCGTTGCAGCAAGTTCTTTGTTATCGTTAAACGCAAGAATAAACTTGCCTGAATTACTGCTACCGCTAAACTTTGTGG